TCGTTGTTTCTATCTACAACAACAGCGGTAGCAGCAGCCATTTTGATTTCTCCTAATTAGGTTAAAAAAGACCCCCCCCACTAGGGGGGAGGCAACTGCAATTAGGCGGGAACCAAAAGTGCAAACAGAGATGCAGATTTGGCTGCACCAGTGCTTGCGGCGGCACGAAGGATTTGCACCCCATAGAGCGTGTCAGAAGTGAAAAGGTTAGCAAGATACTCCTGCTTGTATTGCACTTGTGAACGAACAGCAATTTGCTCAACCAGAACCAAAGAGTCTTTATGACCCATCAAGCAAACTCGTGGATTGGTACTGCCTGATCCAGTATCAGCATTACTTGATACAAACACAGGGATACCATACAAGTTACCGATCTCACCAGTGCGAATGGTACTGTTAGTACCGCCCACAAAGGCTTGCTCAGTGTAACGAGCCAAACCCATCAGGGTGTTGCGACTTGATGGAGGAATCAAGAAGAAACGCTGATCCATAGGGGTATCGGTGTCATCCAAACGCTGAATAGTACGGCGAATGGCGGCATCGGTCAGTGCTGACTCATTATTGCTTGCGGCAACATAAGCAGAAGTACCATCACCACCAATAAACGCACCAGTTGCATACACGTTTGTGCCAGCACCGCCGTTGGTTGAACGACCCAACTGAACCAAGTCAGTATCAACTTGTTTAGCCAGGGAGTAACCAGCGTCAGCGGTGTAGAAATTACGCAACGAGTTGAGTGCTTGTGCTTCAACAATGTCCTCAATCAAGCGAGAATATTCGTAATGCTTGTTAATAGACACTTGAACTTCAGACTCAGTAGCGGCAATCAAAGTGACTGCTGTTTCTGCGGCCTTGGCAGAAGCCGAACCACGGGTAGGCGCAGGGATGTGAATGACATCACCCTTCTTCCCTTTAAAGTTCATCTTCATAACTAAGTTCGCAAGAACCAAGTTTTTCTTGTAAGCAGCAATAATCTCATCACTCCAAATTTCGGGGATGAATGTTGCGCCTGTGGTAACAGTAACTGAGTTACTGGGGGAAAATGAGGTTGCCATGGTTGTTTCTCCTTAGAAACGAAAATTAAATTACTTAACCCTTCCCTCTGCGTATGCTTTTATGATTTCTTCAGAAAGCGCATCGTAGCGGTCAGGTTCCGTCATCTTCAGCCGAATAAGGTCAGCCCGTCTGTAAACCCTCTTTGAACTCTCACCAGTTCCACCAACATCAACTTGTGCGGCCTTCATATTTTGCTTCCTGGCGGTTTCACCCGCTTGTTCAGTCTGCTTTGACTTGACACCACGCAACTGCTTGTAAGTAGAGAGCAACTCATTGGCACTATCGTAATCGAACTCACCATCTGCTTTTGCATACAGACCAAGGCGAATAGGCGAGGATTTCACCCAATTCACAAAGTCCTGGTCTTGAGCAATCTGACTGTAGTCAGGATGCTCTTGCGTTAGTTTCTGCTGAATCTGCATCTTTTTGAAATCCACACCCGCTTGACGGGCTGCGAGAACATCAGGATGATTATCAATAGTCTTCTGAACTGCCTTCTGTGGATTCTCAAAGAAATCTACTTCAGGCTCATCTTCTTTAATAGGTTGTTGTTTAGAACTAAGGTTCTGCTTAATAAGTTCGTCTGCCAACTTCCTTACTTCTCCAACCTCTTGCGCTTGCTTGCCAATTAGCTTCTCAGCTTCTTGGTGCATCCGAACAATGTCCTCCAGACTTTTGTCCCTGTACTTATCAGGGAGTCCAGGGCTTGCTGGCGCAATGGTGTCAGACAGCTTGGATTCTTCAGCTTCCAACTCACTTTTCATCTCAGGTTCATTATCAATCAACATATTTTCCCTTTTCCTGCCGTTTTCGGTTGTAGGAGAATCAACTCGACATTGCTGTTTATGAGTTTTGCTTTTGCTCAAACTTCAACTGATCTAGGTGTTTTTTCTCGAACCTTCCATGCTCTGATGGGAAAGAACCAGACCACCCTTCTAGTTTGAAGTTTGGAGCAGAAAGAATGCGGTTGGCTGTTTCACCACATTCACACCTAAAACTGATCGACTCATAATCAGTCAGTCTTTCGGTTTTATGCCCGTTTGCACAGGCAAAATCAAACATTCTTTTCATTTAGTTCCTCGTATGCTCTCTCGCTTGCCTCTTTCAAGGTTTTCAGCCAAGTTAGTATAGAAAGTTCGCCTTTTTTGAATTGTAGGCTTTGTTCATCAGAAATCACAGATATATTATTCAGGGATGCAATCATGGTGTCAATATCCTCCACCAAGTCTTTCCACCCATCACTTCCCATCATTGAGAAGCGATTTTCATAGTATTTCTGGAGTTCTGGGTTCATCTGGAATTATTTTATAAGTTTTTGCTGTTTTGTTAGAAACACTAACTTATCTTTGGAGCCAAAGATGCAAGTGCTTCTTGATAGCTTGCTTCGCTCACAAATTCATAAGCTAAGTTTTGCTCTGTAAGCATGGCGATAATTGCTTCTTGCGTTATGCCCTCAAAAGAAACAAATCTTGCGCCGTCTATTTTTGCAAAATACTTCATCGTATTCTCCTTGCGGTAATCCTGCCAAATGCCGTTGCTGTTGATATGGTAAAAGAGGCGTATCCAATCAAGTAGTAGGTGGTAGTAGATGCAATTGACACTCTCGTTGTTGGAAACGCAAATGAAAATACGTTGTTTGGAACAAAGCCACCCGCCCCATATGAAAATCGGGTTTCCTCTTCATATAACGAGTTTAAAGTGTCAGCCACTGTATTTATGCCACCAGCACTAGCGGTGAAATTAGTTGTTGCCGCCATGTTGATGCCTACTGAACCAAAGACATCCCAATCCCCAGCCGTAAGAGAAATGCTGGTGATTGTTTTTCCTGTAAATGCGCCCGCTGCCGTAGTCAGTGAAACCGCAGAACCTACCGCAACAGATGAAGATACCACCTCCCCGACACTTCCCGCATTAGCGTTGTTGTTTGTCGTTGTCCCAACAATTCCAGCGGTTTGACTTGGGGTGATTGCACCAGTAGCGGAAATAGTTGTTGCTGCTACTGTACTTGCAGTAGTAGCCCCCAAAGTACCATTCATTACCGCACCAGTAAGCGTCTTATTGGTCAGCGTGTCAGTGGTTGCCTTACCAACCAAAGTGTCAGTAGCCGCAGGAAGCGTCAAAGTGGTAGTACCTGCCACCGCAGTTGCTTGCAATGTGGTTGTCCCTGATGTAGAACCAGAGATTTCTACAGCATTAGGTTTTAGAGATACTGTGGTTGCCATGATTGATTCCTTTATACATCAAATTGTAAGTGCTTTTAGAAAAACATCAAGAAGTTGCCGTTCCCAGCACTTGGCGCAGGAGGTGCAGTAAACACCCACCCAGAGTTATTGCCGCCGTTTGTGGAGTTTGCCCCTGCATACCAACTTGCCCCGCCTGTGGCTGTAGACCTGCTGATAGACAAAAAGTCTGCGCTCACAGTACCGCTGGCTTTGGACAACGTGTGGCTTGCGGCAGTTACCGAGCCAATGGTTAAAAGTCTTGTAGTTTCTCCACTAGCATTCCAATCGGAAAATGTGCTAGTTGTTGCCGCCGTAAACAGGATAGACGTTGCGCCACTACTTTTATAAGTATTGGTAATGTTGCTGAATGTGTTTGAGCCTGTGATGGTCAAAGCACCAGCACCACCTTGGTTTAGGGTGCAATTAAACGTAGAACCGCCGCCCACAAACGTCTTGGCGGTTGCGGCAGTCATGGAGATCGTGCCTGTTCCTGTCCCTGCTGTTGTGGTGAAGTTAGTGGGTGCGGCGTTGTTAAATGCGGTTGTGGCGGCTGTTGGGCAGACTAATGTTCCACCATTAAATGTCAAGTTTTTTGTGCCTGTGGCGGTTGTAAATGCCGTTCCAACAGTTAATGTTTGACCATTTAAATCTAATGTTCCATTGGTTAGCGTTGTTGTTACGCCTGTGCCTGTTGTCAAAGCATCTTGCAATTGAAAAGTTCCACCTACACTATTAATTGTAATAGGCTGAGTAAATGTTTTTGCAGAACTTGTGATTTGTTGTGTTGTCTGTCCATAAAAAAACAGCAAACCAGTACCCGCCAATGTAATGCCACTACCATTAATCCAATTACCAAAAACTGATATTGCGTTACTTCCATTTGTTAACGTCATGGTATTTGACGTTCTCAATGACATATCTATTGTGCAAATGAACAATGAACCATTGATTGTTGTCGTTGAACCTGATGCGGGATATGTAGCCGCAGGGAATACAGCAGTATCTTGTGGTAATGGAAACATAGTTGCATCTAATGCACCACCTGATGTGGCAGACCAAGAGCCTGAACCTGTAGCCGCCCAATTAGCAGAACCTGTTTGACGATAAAAAACAGTCTTAGCCGTAGTAAAAGTTATTCCACTATTACCTTTGGCATTTCCGATTCTTGTTCCAGTAGCAGGGGAGGCCGCACCTGCAATAGTTATATCTCTAAAATCTGTATCAGTTAAAGATACTGCCGCACAGGTTAGTGTGCGTGGAGTGTTAAAGGTGTTAGAGAAAACTGATATGCGGTATGCAGAAGCAGTACCAGCACTTACTGTAAATGTTCCATTAATTGTTTGGTTTGCACTAATGGAATATTGAACAAGACCAGGAGAAGTCTGACCAGCTATAGATAAGTTATTGAATGTGTTTGCGCCAGTTATTGATGCTCCGAGTATTCCAGTAGATGTGAAAGATACGTTGTAAAAAGTTAAGCCACCACCAGCAAAAGTGGCAAAAGCACTAGAACCATTTATTGTTGATGTTCCTGCATTAAATGTAAGATTAGTTGATGTGGTAAACGTAACAAAACCACTGCCTGATGTACTAACAGTTGAAGCATTTAAATTTATTGTTCTTATGTTTGAATTGCTGGAAGATAAAGCAGTAGCAGTTACAGCATAATTTCCAGATGATGAAGTATCAAATGTTCCATTTGTAACTGTAATTGTTCCGCCAGTTAAAGCACTACCAAGCGTCCACGCACCGCCAACGCCATCAAACGTAACCCCAGCAAGAGAAACGCCATTAGTTGTTACTGTTTTCCCAGTTGTTGTAGCATTAAATGTGGTTGTGCCTGTATACGTGCGGGTAAAGTTTGTGGCTTGAAATGTAAGACTGCCTGATACTGTCAATCCAATACTTGTACCAGCAAGTGTCATTACTCCATCAAGCCCTGACGCTGTAAAGTTATTACAGACCCTTGGCGAGTTTGCCATAGTGCAAGTAAATGCAGTAAGTAATACGTTAGAGTTTGCGTCAAAGAATACATTGTCTGATGCAGTGGGGACAGACGCACCGCCAGCCCCGCCTGAAGATGCAGACCAATTGGTTGTGGTTGTTGAATCCCACGTTCCTGTACCAAGAATCCAATAGCGATCAGCCATTAGACCTCCTCGGTGGGGGTTTCTTCAGTAGGGGGCGCAGTTATTACAGCAAGCCAGTTGTCGTATCTTTGCTGTTGCATGGCTAAGATTTCTTCTTCGTCAGGCAAATGCAAGGCATCTGAGAATGTGCCGTACTGAGATGAAAAAGAAAAGTCAATCTTCATGTTCATGCCTGTGTGGTTACTGCAATCACATCCCAACGTGTATTGTTAGCGTTGTAAATACAACCCACATACGTTGTTTTGCTGATGGTTGTTGCTGTTGGCAAAGTCACCCCAATAACTGTGTAGGTTGCATTCCAAGTCAATGCTCTGCTTGTGCCGTTGTCCAAAAGCCTAAATATCAACT